TGGTTGCGATGATTGCCGCAATGATTGGCGCGGCAAATAGGATTACGCCGCCCGCGATGTCATGCGGGCGAATTGATTTAATGATTGCGATAAGCTCGGGGCGGGTCATTGTGGCAGCTCCTAAAAATCTAAGTAAGCATCGCCAGCGATGGTCACGCTGGGGTTATCGAGTGATGCGCCGCAAGCTGTGGCAAATGCTAATAGCTCGCTGTCATCCGCGCAGCTGCCGTGCGCGTTTATCCACTCGCCATGCCAAGTGATGCGCTTTGTGTATTCATCGTCGCAATCATCAGCGACAAATCCGCAATCTTCGGTAAGCGCGTTATAATATTCCGCGTGATCATCCAGCTTGAAAAGCTTTGCGTCAGTATAACCGCCGCGAACATCCGCGCCGCCATGGATTTGAAGCAATAAATACTTTTCTTCGCCCCACTCGCCTTCACGCGTCAATTCCGCGCCTTGCAAAACTTGGCTATGATTTGCTGCCCAATTATACGTGTTGAAGCTTTCGCCGCTTTCGGTAAAGCCGCAAAGCTCTAACCATTCTGCGCCAGCCATAGAGACGCCGCAAAAATTGCCACTTTTCCAATCGTCCACCGGCATTGCGTTAAATTCGCGGCACAAGTCATCCAGCTCTAACGCACCGCCTGTCAGCAAGTGGAACACGTTTACGCAAGGCAGCACTTCCGCGACAGTTTCGCCGCCGTATTCGCGCACGTATATTTCCGCTGTCGCGCTTGGCATGGCGCGAAAATCATCAACGGTTTTACCTATGTTGCGTTGCCAAGCGCGGCCATTTGCGCCGCCGCTGTCAAGCATGTGGGTTCCTGTGTTTTCGGTCAGCATAGCGGCAATAGTTTGCTCTAAGGTAAGTTTCATTATATTATTCTCCATGTTTTGTGTTGTTATATCTTGACGATATCTTAGTGCTATCATGTGGTCAAGTGTAAATTTACTGACACATGGCAAGGCAGCGCCGTTAAGCGCTGCTAAGCGATGGGTCAGCACAGGTAATCTGTTCTATCTTCGCTATGGTCAATTATGCCCGCGTCAATTCCAGCGTCCCACGCCTCAACGCTTTTCTCATAATACCATTGCATTGATCTGATTAGCGCGTCACGCTCTGCGGCCTGCTTTGAATCCGTCAATGACTCAGTGAAGTATTTAGAGCCGGTAAGAACCGCCCATGTGCCGTCGTTTAATTGTCCAGCTTTATATTTCATTGCGTTTCCTCTCTGTTGATATCTAATAGATATCATAGAGATATATATAGAGCAAGCATAAAATGCAATCAAATGCAAAAAAAGTGACGCGCAACACAGTGAAGCGTCACCACACAGACGCGCGCGCGAATACGCATTTTTTACCAAATGGTCAAATTTTTACCGACTGGTCAAAAGCACATTCTGGCGCGACTCAGACACAACATGTTGTGTTATGCATAGCCATGCGCTGCGATCATAGCGCAAGTCATTGATATTAAACGCACTTAACATAATAATTATTATGCGCCATGCCTTTAGCCATGCACCAGACGCAACACGGCCAGCTTTTGAAGCTTGCAGGCGCAAAACCCCCCCCGCCAAAGCTTTTCGCCGGTAGTGTTATTATTATACCCTCACACACACAAATCCCACATGTTCAGCTATACCCCCCCTACACCCCCCTTGCCTTCTTACGCCGCCCCACGTAAAATTTTGCAAAATTTGGGGAAAAGCAAATGGCGGGCAGAGCGTTAAAAAAGCGCATACTAAGCGATGTGGCCAAGCGCGGTGGCATAGATTACATAACGGACAAGGTTGCATCGGGCGTGACTTTGGCCAAGCTTGCGGAAGAATATAATTGCAGCAGGTCTTACCTAAGCGCGGCCATTAATTCTGTGCCGGACTACCGCGAGGCTTTGGAGCGCGCTAGGAAAGACAGCGCCGATGCTTTTGTTGAGGAAGGCTTGGCCATATTGGATGATCTTACGCACAAGCCTGACCTGACATCGACTGATGTTAGCCTAGCGCGTGAGCGTGTTCATCATCGCCGGTTTATGGCAGGCTCTGCGAACGCCGACAGGTACGGCACGAAGCCTTCGGCTCAGGTGACGATTAGCTTGGGCGACATGCATTTGGATGCGCTGCGTAAGAATAGGTCAAGCATTATTGACGTTACGCCGGAGCCAGACAATGAGTGAAGCACAGGCAAAACTGATGAAGGATTTTGTGACGCGGTACGCGCAAGATCCTGTGCGTTTTGTCAGGGAGATGCTTGGCGCTGAGCCGCTGCCATATCAGGCAGAGTTTTTGCAAGCCATTGCGGCTGGCGAGCGCAAGATTAGCGTAAGGTCTGGTCATGGCACGGGAAAGTCCACATCCGCGTCTTGGGCCATGCTTTGGTTTTTGTTGTTGCGGTTTCCGAATAAGGTTGTTGTGACTGCGCCAACCAGCGGCCAGCTTTTTGATGCGCTTTTTGCCGAGCTTAAACGTTGGATAAATGAGCTGCCTAAAGAAATATCGCAGTTGCTTACTGTGAAGTCGGATCGGGTTGAGCTTGCTGCTGCATCGTCAGAGGCGTTTATATCGGCCCGTACCAGCCGTGCAGAAACGCCGGAGGCGCTGGCTGGCGTTCACTCAGAGCATGTTTTGCTGGTTGTTGATGAAGCCAGCGGTGTGCCTGAGAAGGTGTTTGAGGCTGCTGCTGGATCAATGTCGGGCCACAACGCGACCACAATACTTTTGTCTAACCCGACCAGATCCAGCGGAACGTTTTACGAAAGCCAGACGAAGATGGCATCTAGCTGGTGGACGCGTCGGTGGTCATGCGTGGATAGCCCGCTTGTGTCGCAAGAGTTTGTTGACGAAATGCGCGTGAGATATGGCGAGCAGTCTAACGCGTTTTTGATAAGGGTCATGGGTGATTTTCCTCTTGCCGACGATGATACGATTGTGCCGTATCATTTGGTTGAGAGCGCTATGAAGCGTGATATTGAGCTTGCGCCGAATGCAAAGACTGTGTGGGCCATAGATCCGGCAAGATTTGGTAGCGACAGGACGGCGTTTTGCAAGCGCGAGTCTAACGTTATAACGGAAGTTAAGTCGTGGCAGGGTTTGGATCTTATGCAGACCGTGGGTAGGGTTATGGCTGAGTACGAGGCGTTGCCGCCCAGCCAGCAGCCTGATGAGATACTTGTAGATAGCATTGGTGTTGGCGCTGGTGTGGTTGATAGATTGCGTGAGCTAGGCGCGCCTGTGCGTGGCGTGAATGTTGCCGAGGCTCCTAGCATGGGCGAGACGTATAATAATTTGCGCACTGAGCTGTGGTTCAAGACAAAGGCGTGGCTAGAGGACCGTTCGTGTAAGCTGCCGGAAGATGATGACTTGCGGGCTGATTTGACTGCCATACGGTATAGCTTTACCTCGTCCGGCAAGATGCAAGCCGAGAGCAAAGACAGCATGCGCAAGCGTGGCTTGCGTTCGCCGGATTTAGCTGATGCTGTTTGTTTGACTATGGCGTCAGAAGCGGCGACGGCATTGTCAGGCCCGATGCTGTCTTGGCGTGGCGCGATACGCAGGAATTTGCGCGGTATAGCCTAATCTCGCTCAATATGTTACGCTGCGCGTAATTTATGGAGATTGCGATGCCAAAAGTTGGATCAAAGCACTACGCATATACGCCTAAAGGTATGGCGAAAGCCAAGGCCGCCGCCAAGAAGTCTGGTAAGAAGGTGTCATACGCGAAGAAGAAGAAGTAATGTGGACGGCGCTGCTTTTGCTTTGCAGCGTTGAGGGTAATTGCTTTTCGTTTGGCAGCCCCGTGATGCAAAGCGAGAGCCAGTGCATACAGTCCATACCGAGCGGCTTAGAATATGCGCGGCAGATGTTTCCTGCATATCGCGCAACAGATTATCAATGCGTCCAGTGGGGCGAAGGAGCATAGGATGCCGAAGAAGGGTTTATACGCTAATATCCACGCAAAACGTAAGCGCATTGCTGCTGGGTCTGGCGAGAAGATGCGCAAGGTAGGCAGCAAGGGCGCGCCTACCGCAAAGGCATTTAAGAAATCAGCTAAGACAGCAAAGAAGAAGTAGCATGGCAGATAAATTTTTAGACTTCATTGATATGATCGACGGCGGTGGATACGGCGAAGGTAAGATGGGCGATAAGTTTGAGGGCGGCGGTATATTTTCTATGCTGGCCAATGCTCTTGCAACGCCATATGGGTCAGAAGATGATGAGCGTAAGCGCCGCGTGCTTCAGATGCGTGGCTTGCTTGCGCCGGATGAAAGCATCGCGCCAAGCGCTGCCCCACGTCCTACAGTGACACGCGGTGGTGGCGCTGGTCAGGCACAGGCTAGACCGCAAGCGCGCCCTGCACCGAGCATGGCGTTTGGCAGCACGCCTGTCGGTGGTGGCATGCCCGCCGCACCAAGCATGACGTTTGGTAATATCCCTGTTGGCGGTGGTATGCCTGCTGCGCCTACAGCTTCACAAGGGCCAAGCCCGCAAGCCGGTATTCCCATGCCGCTAGGCGCGCCAAGCCCGCAAGCTGGCATTCCTATGCCGATGGGCAGACCTAGCCCACAAGAAGGTATGCCTATTCCTTCTGGCGCAGATCCAGAGTTTGCGCAATTTATGGAGCGTGCAAAGCAAGACCCTATGATGTCTCAGTTTATCGATAACGCAGATGTGATGCGCAACATATTTAAGATGTATAAGCAGCAGCTTTCAACGGGCAGAATGTACTAATGCCCCGCACCAAGTCAGAGAAAATAGCAGCAGCCAAGAAGCGCCACGGGTTTACAGCGGTGAATAAGCCTAGACGTGGCGGGCCAAAGAAGTTTGAGGTGCTTGCCGTTGAGGGCGACACGGTAAAGAAAATTAACTTTGGCGACCCAAATATGTCCATCAAGAAGGATCAGCCCAAGCGCAAGGCATCATACTGCGCAAGGTCGGGCGGGATAAAGGGTAAGTCAAGCAAACTAAGCGCCAACTATTGGTCGCGCAAAGCATGGGATTGTTAGATGGCAATTACAACATACGCAGAGCTGCAATCCAGCATCGCCGACTTTCTGAACCGCGATGATCTAACCAGCACAATCCCCACGTTTATTTCGCTGGCCGAGGCTAACTTCAATCGCACCGTGCGCCATTGGCGTATGGAAAAGCGCAGCACGGCGATTGTAAGCACGCAATACACCGGACTTCCCTCTGACTTTTTAGAGCCGCTACGGTTTAGCATTACGAGCGGCACGACCAGACGCCTTGAGCTACTTAGCCAAGCGCAAATGCTTGATCGCCGTCAGGATAGCCACAACGTTACGGGCGATCCTAGATATTACGCAATGACGGACGGCTCAATAGAATTGTTGCCGACCCCCGCTGCTGATCGCACGCTGGAGATGGTATATTATGCCAGCCCAGCATCATTAAGTGATAGTAACACGAGCAACTGGCTTCTGACGTATTACCCAGATGCGTATCTATACGGCGCGTTGATCCACAGCGCACCATACCTTGCTGATGATAGCCGCATACAAGTTTGGGCTGCATTGCTGCAAAGCGCCATAGATGGTATAAACTCAGACAGCGACAAAGCTACATATGGCGGCACAGGCCATAAAATGAAGATTAGGAGTTACTGATGGCGACTTTAAATGATCGCGTTTTAGACAACGGTCTAACCGTTCTGGACACGGAGGCCAGCCGCGTTGATATTTGCTCGCAGGAGCCAACATCATATGCGGAA